ATTATTGGCTGCGAGTGTGGCTGAGTAACTAACATGAATAAACTCACTGTCAGGCGCTTTACCAAAACACCAGGCCATGAAGTTAATCACAGCCAGTTCAGTCTTGGAGTAACGCGGTGGTATATTAATAATGAGGCGCTTGGTTTCGCCCCGATATACCTTCATTAGTGCATCACAAATCACCCTGTGATGCCAGTTATGCAGCCATTTATACTTACGCCGTTCTTTAAACATATAACGCGAGAAAAAATACAAATCCTCTTGCGCTTCGATTTGTATGGCCAGCTCTCGTGCCGGATCGTTAGTATTCATTTAAGACCTGCTCCCGTGCCTTCAGGTAACTGTCCTTTGAAATATGATTTTGTACAGTCTCGACAGGTCCACCGCCTTTACCGGTAATTTCTTGACGGTTGGTAAATTGGTCCCCACAGTCTTGTGCAGCCTGCTTAAGAATTTTCAGAGCCATTACCGCACTTTTATTCTTATTGAGCAGTCTGTCATATTGCTTTAAACGGTACTGTTTACTGGCAATTGGAATATCAATCAGTCCCTCATCAAACTTCTGACGAGTTTCCTGAAAAAGATCTTTGAATTTCTTACTTAGATTTTTTCCTGCATGTTTTGTCGGATCATAAGAAGCACATTGTCTGCGATCCACCTCTATCCCAAACTCTTGTTTGACCGCATCTGCAACTTCTTGAGGTGTATCACGGCAAGCAAGAGACTGAACTATAAAGATTTTTACAGGCTCTTTTAAGGCTGCCATATCCACCTCGTTGTCATACTACGTCAAACAAAACAGGCAAAAAAAAGAGCCTTTAGGCTCAATTGATCACACACGTTCCACAACACGCAGCAATATTAGTTTCAGAAACAAACGGCGCATTCTTCGCAATTTCCAGTAAACGCTTAACTGACTCATCAGCTCCCCAGCGTTTAGTCTCACCAAAGAACACCTCTACATCATGGCCAGCCAAGTAATGCTTTGGTAAGCCGGTCATATCGCTATAAATGATTTCGCCGTCCTCATCACGTTCAACACCGATGTGATAAAGTTCATGCTCAATCAAACGGCAGAACTCCCGATCATTAGAGTTTTCGCAAAAGCTTGCATCTACTGTAATGAGATAAACAGGTACATAGCCAAACCAGTCCCGCATTTGCTGTTCCTGTCTAGCCTTCTTCCAGCCACCCTGGTTAAACATCACCTTTTCACATTGGCCCAGTACCATACGTTTTTTCGCTACTGCCGCAGATGAAGCCCAGGCGAATGCCAGGAAGGTTTCATCATCATGAAGCAGCTCAGCAATATGATCATGATCCGGGTTGTGCAGTTCACCGCCTAAAGTAAGCCAGTTATTCACGACCCAATCTTTAAGCTCTGGTGCAGGTGCCAATCGGATTGCTTCCTCTTCCTCTGCCTGATCAATCAGTTCCGGTGGCGGGAATGGTCTGAACTGTTCTATCATTCATTCGCTCCAGTTCTTTTTTAATCCAGTTAATGACATAGCCTGAAAGTATTGAATCAGGATGAAAACGTTCGAACGCATAACCTAGTTCTTCTGCATGATCATAACGGTCCATGCTCCATGCTTTATTGGCCAGCTTACCCCTGTGTCCACCAGACCAAGGTCCACCCTCAATCTCAATTAGCAATCGCAGCTTTACAATATGAAAATCAAATCGCCAGTGCTTAGTGGTTTTAAACTGAAACTTTCGCTCATACCCAATTGAATGTTCTTCTAGTTCTTGAAAAAGGGTTTCTTCAGCTTCGAGATATTTTTGAGTTGCCTTGGGTAATGGCTTTGCTCTTGGTACCTTTTTTAATGGCTTCTTTTTGGTTAGAGCTTTGTATTGATCTATATCCATAACTTACACCCATTAAAAAAACCTCCCGAAGGAGGTCATATCATTTACTTAGATATTGGTTCAACCTAATATTTAACTCACTTTTAACCACAATCACTGCCTATTATTTTTTTTGTTTTAGGATCGATAACTATAGTAACGCGGTCAAGACGTAGATCATCCGTTACAGCTTCTGTAGGGGAGACACTTCGATAAACTTGTGCATTGCTCATAGATAGAATCTGATCTTCTGTTAAGTTCCTTTGTCCAATAAGCGTTTTGGCTCTAACAGGATCACAGTTATTAGCAGGGTTCCATTCTTTAGCAGTTGTAATATCAGGGCGCTCAGGCTGTATTTGCTTTTCTTGGAGTTCGCTGCCCCTTTGATCAATCTTTGTTTCGGTATCCACGCAGGCGGTAAGCAAGCTAATGATTGCGCTCATTAAGATATATTTTTTCATATTTATTATCCATCTTTCCAAAATCTAATATCTAGGTTAAACCTTGTCTTCAATATAAAGGCACAACCAACAATAAAGGTGCCTAGCATCAAAACAAAAATTTGGAGTACAACAAGACCAGTAATCAGGATTGAGCCGCCAAGCATAAGCAATAAATAGAAAATAAAGATACCAAAAGTCTTATTCATACCGTTATTCCAAGAAGAACAATCAAGCTAAACCACCTAAAGTTTCAGCGCATTTCATTATACAAAAAGAATATAAATACAACCTGCAAGGTTGCTCTTATATCATTCCTTTACGCACAAAATAAAAGCCTGCTTACGGTCTGTATAAGCAGGCTTAAGGAAGGAATGATCTTCTTGTTTTATGTATAAGAGTGATTGCGGTAACTTTAGCTAAATCCATCTAAAAATACAGTTACAGCTTACATTGATATTGTTAAGCAGACGTATTGTTAAGTTACTGATTAATATAAAATGATTTTATTTTAATCAATCTATTAGCATCAAGTTTAAGATTACTCTTACTTTTGTAACTTAATGATCATTTAAGCCCAAACCAGTAGAGCGTCAAAAACATACATCCAATTAATAGAAACCAGCTCATAGAAGAAAATATGGATGCCTTGACCTCTTTATGACCGTATACCTCAGAACTGTGCTCTTGAGTGACTGAGTCTTCCTCAAACTGATTAATCAGTATTTTTTCAGTTGAAGAAAATGAGCTTTCCTCAATTAAATATTCATAAAATCGTTTAGCCTGGGATTGATCCATTCCATGAGCAAAATGATGTATTTCAAGATCAAGCTGCATGAGGGCTTGATGAAGTGGGATAGATTGCTTTTGAACTATCTGGTCTGCGCGTTTTATTTTCGCAGCTATTAGCTCATCAACTTCATTGCGTGAAATGGGTAAATAGATTTTTACACCAAATAACTCACCAAAAAAGCTTCGTTGCATTCCAGTGCTTAACTCAATTAATTAAAGAATACATATAATATCAATGAACTCTAAAATATACATAAAAAAACATAAAATTTATTGTAATTTACATTTGTATATCAATTAGATATGTAATTTTCAATTAATTTGAATTTTTTGATGTATGTATTGATGTGATTAATCCTTATCATTAGAGTCATAGAAGTTAATTTAAAGATAGTTTTTTAATTCGGAAATTTATATCTCAGGTAAGCTATTATTGCTTCACCGTTGTCTTTGTATCATCTTTTAGATTTTTTCCTACGTCGTTCATTAGGTTTGTACAGAACAATTCTGGTAAATCTAATTCATTGTAATTTTTGAAAAGTCATAAAAAACTAAAAAGCCCACCCGGAGGTGAGCTTTTTAGCTTGCCGTCTTTCCGAGCTGTCAACATGTAGTAGATATACGCCTAGCTTTCTAAATTAGAGATATAGCCACTAAGGCGACATTAATAGCATTTCTCTTCAAGTATCTCAATACGAGTAGGCGGTATAATGCTCAACCAGTAGGTTTAAAGAATTTATCTCTTTTCTTCAGGAAATCCCAAATATAAAAAAAATCCTGCTTTACTGGAGAGAGAAGCAGGATTAAAGGGGATGTCACCGAGTGTTCTTTCAACATATAACATATGCCAAGAGGAATATTTACTATAAGAAATAATTCCCATTTACAAAGTGGTGTTTATGATTCAAAAAGTTAAGTAATATTAAAAACTCTTATATGACGATTTAACCACATGAAGCGTCGATGATCTTCTTGGTATTTAAAGCCCTAATAACTGTTACACGGTTTGGTCGATAATCTTCTGTAACAGTCTCTCCTACTCTTGCGTAGCGAAGTATTTCTGAATTAGTTATTTTTTTGATTTCCTGGTCACTTAAATCAGTTCTCCCTACAAGCTCTTTGGCCCGAAGTGGCAAACACTCATGGAGTGTATTTTGTGCTTGCTTATCTGTTTTTTGTTCAGATACGTGATCAATATCTGACTGATAATTTGAACATGCACAGAGAACCGTCAGTAAAAATCCTGAAGCAATAAATTTTTTCATATTTTGGAACTTCACGGTGGGTATTTATTAAATAGTGAATCATCAATCTGCTTTTAGCTGTTGTGTTCTCTTATACACTTTTTTATAAACGTTATCAGATCTAGCTTTTATTGAAGAATTCTTTCTTTTAAAGTAGGCCACAATATCCCGGTAGCCTTCTTCTTTTTCATCCGCTAGAGGAAAGGTTTTTTCGCTTTGAGCAAATATAGTTTCAATCAGGTTTACATACCAATTAATAAAACTTTGGGTAAGCTCCCGATCAGGTATTACACTGAAATCTATCCGTGCTTCTATACCCCATCTTTCTATAGGTTTTAACGTTTTTAAATAGCTTCGAGTAAGAGGAATCTTAATTTCTTTACTTTTAGTTTTAAATTTCAATTCGGTGAGTAAAAGATTTAAGTCCTTTAAACCATTAGTACTAAACCCGTATTCTCTATATACCTTCACATAGGTTTCTTGAGCAAGGCGCTGATAATTTTTGATAATAGTTTTCAATGTCTAATCCATTTGCATTGATTTTAGATACCATACACATCTACTGGTACATTTGACCAGATATTTAAGATTAATTCTTTATAATCGGCCGGTTCTGCGCCTTCCAGCAAGTAAAAAGATTTAATCGTACCATCCTTATTGATTTGAACTCTTTTATACAGCAGGGTCTCTTTATCCTGCGCCGTAAACTCTTCAATAAATTTGAGGATCTCTTCCGAGCCTAAATGCGATAGCTCTACCACCTGGCCGTTATACACACCACCGATGTAATAGGTTGACCGAGCTGACATAAGAACCTCTCTTAGACTTTATTGATTAGAAGCAAGTCTTGATAAAAAATATTCGTTTATTTTTTTTAAAAAAAACCTATTTCTAATTTAGCCCACTTAAAATTGCTTAAAGTATCTTTTGTAATACCCGTATGTTAAGTTTTTTTAAAAATAGAAAAGCCCATCAAATGATGGGCTTTAACAATGATCAAACGTTAGGTATTAATTTGAATATTTACCCAATTAACGAACTTATTCTTGTCCGTATAATTTGGCATTTCTCCTAAATTGATTATCTCTTTAGTACCAAATTTACCTATAACAAAATTAGGCGCCTGAACTCTGAAATCTTCAGGAGCCTCCTCATGTAAAGTTCGAAAATACTCTACAGCTTTCGTGAACCCACTTTCAGCCTTAAAACCAGGACGTTCTTGCAAGAAGTCATAGACCTGTTCTAAAGCTGGTAAGTAATTGTTTCTAGGCATTCTTTTTCTCTAAAATTACTGCTTTTCAAAGGGAGGCTTATTTTGAATTAATTAAAATAAAAATACTCAATAATTTTTTAAGATTTGTGTAAAGGATTTTCTATTTTTCTCTTAAGAAACAAGGAATTTATCTAATAAGTTTTTTCAGTCTATATTCCACCGTTATCCGCTAACAGAGAATAATAAAAATTGGTAAATGTGATATATAAAGTTTAAGTCATTGTCGATTAAAATTTTAAAAACTTATAAGAAAAGCCCGCAAATGCGAGCTTTATTTAGTAGCGATTAAATACAAATTCGCCAAGTTATCACAAATATGCCATAACCTGTGTACACAATCAACTGTTTTCTAAATTAATAAAAAAGCCTGCTTACGGTCTTTTAAGCAGGCTAAAGATAGACAATTATATTTTTTGTTTATTGTTATAATTTAAATTATGCTCATTCAAACAAAGTCAATATTTAACAGTAGCTTTCTTTAAAATGCACATAAAGAATGCGTAAAATTTTAACCGAAAACCATTTCTCTAATTTCTAAAACTTACCATACCTTTATCAAGTCTCCAAAAGTAAAAAAGCCCGCAAATGCGAGCATTTTCAAAATCGATTCATGTAATGCGATCTATTACATCTTGGTTTTCGTATTTTGAATAAATATTCATTTTCGAAGTAAATTAGATTTCAAGTTCGGATACCGACCTTCAATAAATGCCAAAGCACATTTCATATCTTGGCGAATTTGGATAGTAGAGGTATCAAACAAGGTAGCAACTTCCCTCAGTCTTCTATTTTCAATATAAACCTCCCATATCACCCCCATCCACTCTTGTAACGGTTCACTCTCAATCTGCCGTATATCTAAAATAATCCGTTGAAATGCTCTTGCCTCATTGTCGGTTATTTGACAGGTCACTCCACGGCGTACAACTGGTTCTCTAAAACTTTCATCATTCATATATTTTGCAATGAGCTGCTCACGTTGTTTCTGGTTCAACTTACGCGTGGGCAATGATTTGTAGACCAGACGCTTAACTTCAGTATTGCCATTCATCCAGGCACCAAATTGACGGAACCAGTCCTCAGTACTAAAACGTGTCCAATCCGTTGTTTGCATAATTGTTACTGCTGCCTTCATCACTTAAAGCCCCCTAATAACCTTTCAATCTGCCGAACCGCCAAACCGCTTTTCACTTGCTCTGTACTAAACCGTAAAACCTGATAACCCAGCACTGTGGCCGCGTTATACTTTTCCATATCGTGAATAAACCCTTTACCCCGTGTATGCCTGCCACCTGTCCAGATCCCGCCTTCCACCTCAACTAAAATCTTTGTTTCTAAAATATGAAAGTCTGCTCGCCATTGTCGTTCAGGGTGAAAGTAAAACTCCTGTACGAAGCCAATCTTGAGCGCTTTAAGATCGCTGGCCAGCTTTGCCTCTCCCTCACTTGCAGCCTTCTCCCCTTTCACCTTGCTCTGCCGCTTGGCTTTGGCACGTTTTTTAGTGCCATAGAGCTTGTGGTAGTCAACCAGAGACATACTGGTCATTACGCGCCTGCTGCCAGTGAACCCTTGAATCCTACCTGTTTCAGGTAAGGCTCCCATTTCTTCGCCTGTATCGGATCAGCCAGTTTCACGGCGATGCGTGCGGCCAGTTTTTCGTATGACTCACCGGGTTCGCTAAAACGCCCTGAGAATTCAGGATGCTGTGAGAGCTTCTGGGCGAAGGTGTGGATCTGTTTTTCAGAAAGCCGATTCGACTGACTCCCTGCGCCTGCCGGTTTAACAGGTGCAGCTTGCTGCGGATTTGAATACTTGGTTCGGTAGGCGTTAATCAGCCAGTCAGCAAAGTGATAGATCATCAGATCACAGCTCATGTTCTTGCCCACGTTATAGGTTTCAAAGGCCCGCTTTTCCCGCTTAGACCACTTCGAGTTCATGAGGGTGTCAAAATCGATGCTGTCATCGGTCAGAAAAATTTCTTCACGAAGTTTTTTAAAGCAAAGCCAGTCTTTTTTATTTTTAGATTCTTCTGAAAGATTCATTGGGAGATTCTGTGTCCCGTTAACGGCACTATTCAAAGTCCCGTTATTGGCACTATTCAACATGCCGTTAACGGAATGATTCCGTTTTTGGGACTGTTCCGTTTCCGGTACTATTTCAGATAAATTTTTTTCCTGTAATGGTGCCGTTTTTGGCATGGTTTCGCGTCCATTGACCCCATTTAACCGGTAGACTTTTACTCGTCTGGTACTGCCCTTGCGCTCACCGGTATCGACAATCAGCCGGTCTTCCAGCAGCTCGGCAATAATCTTGAGTACAGTCTTGCGTTCAAGACCGGTGTCTTTTTCAAGACGCTGCATGCTGGGGTAACAGCAATGGTCTTCACCGGCACGGTCTGCCAGTGAGAGCAGGATGAGCCGTTTCAGCGGTATGCGACTACCACCTTTCTTCTCGGTCAGTCCGACTCTCCAGGCCCAGTTGGTTGCATCTAAGCTCATGGCTTCACCTTTTCCTCAGGGTGGCCAGCCGCATCAGCAGGCTGGATATATCCACCGAAATATTTAACTTTGCCGGCACTCATCAGACTGCTTTCGATCTGGGCCGACAGGTACATCGTGATTCTGAAACGGCGGGACATCTGCGCCTTGAACTCGTCCCGGGCCAGTGCAGCATTGGCCTCGTTATAGCCGCGTTTACGCAGGTTGGCTTTGTTGCGCTCGATCAGCTCGTTTAATATGCGTAGCGCCGGCTCATAGAAAGACTGCACCTGCTGGAGCTGCTTATATTCGGGCAGTGCATCAAACTGATGGTTCATGGAGCCTCCGTAACAAATAATGCTACCGGTTCAGCCAAGCGGCGCTTGGGCTTACGACCTAACGACCTAGAACTAAATCTAAAAATAATGACTGGTGAGTTATTTTGTTTGAGATCAACAGGTTTGTGATTACCTGGCTGTTCTGTTAAATTGATTTTGTTCATTTGGCTTCTCTAACTCATTTGAATAGGAAAAGCCTGACCTCAACCGTCAGGCTTTTTCTTTTTGTAGATTGGCGGTGTATTTCTGCATCTGCTTGTAGGCTGCCTGATCTGCCGCAGTCGCAAATTCGATAATTCTTAAAAAGATGCTGTGGATCTCTTCATACTCTGCCGGCGTGATCACGCCATCTTCATAAGCTTCATACACTTTCTGGTTGGCCTGCCCGTTACAGATGTTGTGCTGCATCATGGCTTCAATAACAGATAGCTCGTGATGCTTATCTCCATCGCAGCCTGTCGGAATTAATGCGTAACCCAGCCGGTGTGCCCAGCTCTGCAATACCACTGGATTTTGGGTAAACAGCAGCATGCCTTCGAACTTTTTAAGGCTTGGCAGGTAGTCCATGTTCGGGTTGGCATAGTTCAAAACGGTCTTGTGTGAGTCACCAATGATTTCTGCAATCTGTTTCGGGTCAATGCCTGCTGTCTGGTGAATCATTTTGTAGAGTGCAGCCTGGGCACTTTTACTGAATTGGGTTTCCATATGTGAAGCCTTATTTTTATTCACGTTTACTTTGAGGGTCTATGGGGCAACAATAACTAGGCGGTTAAAGCTCGGAGATCAGCTTTTAACTTGCCTTTAGTCTGAACTTGAATAACTGCTTGTGTTGAGATTGGAATGCCGTAAGTACGCCATTTACTAATAGCGCCCCGTGTTTTCTTTAAAAGTCGCGCTAATTCAGCATCATTCTCAGCTTCATAGTGATTTTTGAGATCATCTACAGTCATATAGTTTCCCTTAATAAACCTTTTGTTTCTTTAAGTAAACCATAAGTTTCTTTTTAGGTCAATTCACTTGTTTACTATCGGAAACATAAAAGTAAGGATTAAATAATGAGTAGCGTCTCAGAAAGAATCTTATTAAGGATGAAGCAGCTCAATCTCCAACAAGTGGATTTGATAGCTGCTACTAAGTCTAGCAAGGGTACAGTTTCTAAATGGATTTCTGGTGTAAATACGCCTAGTGGAAAGAGCATTATTCCTCTTGCAAAAGCACTCAAAACTACACCTGAGTGGATTCTAACTGGTGAAGGCCCTACACCTCTAAAAGAACAAAATTTACAAGAGATCTCAGCATGGGATGAAACCACGCCTATTGAAGAAGATGAAATAGAGATTCCTTTCTTTCAGAATTTTAGTTTCGACTGTGGTTCCGGTTCTGTTGGTGAAGCACTCAAAGCCCAGTCACAGGCATTACGTATTTCTAAAGCTACCTTGCGTGACTTGGGAATTGAAAAAGAGAATGCTGTGGCTACTGGTGCAAGTGGCGACTCAATGAAACCAACTATTAAAGATGGTGATACGATTTATCTGGATTTGGGGCGTAAAACAATTAAAGACGGCAAGATCTTTGCGATCTGTCATGGTGGGCTGTTTGTGGCTAAGCGGCTTTATAACCTGCCAATGGGTGGAGTCAGGATTGTTTCGGACAATACTGCGGAGTACCCAGAGGTTTTATTGACTG